AATTCTGCGAGTTCCGATACTTTAGTTGTTGCCATATTTACTCCGTAATAATGTAGGTAGGTGTAGCTGAGATAGAAGCCTCTGTAACTAGATAGTAACCACTTAAATGTTCCATCTCTATTTCTTGAGCAGAAGATTCAGTAGGGTCAAACTCTCTTAGCCATTGCCTTCTATTTGCTAATATAGTTAGAAGTTTCTTTTTCTTCCAATGCAATTTTGGCATTAGAGTCTGAACCTCATCTTCCTTCTACCGATTCTTTGTCTGTCAGATAAGGCTCTTAGTTCATCTTTAATTTGTTCTATAAGTGGCGAATACTTTGTGATAACTGGGTCATCTTTTTTCTTACTGATGCCACCCGAAGGCGTACCCTCATACGAGCCACCTTTAATTCCAGAACGAGAATCGCTTGGAGTTTTTGTAGTCTTGCTTTTAAATTCATAAGTTGTTGCCTCTGTCTTTCCTTTTTCGTTGTGTGATTTAAGTTTGCTACCATTGTAGGTAGGTGCTTTACCCTCTGATTGAACACTCTCTAATTCTTCTTGAGGGTCTAATAAACCATCAAGCATATCCATAAGAGAGTCTAATTCACTTTCTGGCTCTGGTTCATCTGCAAATTTAAGAGCGTTATGTTCAATGTATTCTTCCTCTGACATACTATCTTCATCTTCTGAGTCATAATGAAGTTTATAAGTTTCCTCGAGTATCCTTGACCAAATCTCTCTAAGTTTTGCTTTAAACTTTTCCAACTCTAAATTATCTATAGAGTCGTAGTCGGAACTATCTTTAAATATGTCCACTGAATTTATTCCTATATTTACCGTTCTTGGTTTCGCTTGTGCGTTTTCGTTCTCTCATGTTCCAGAGAGTATCTTGGTTACCAAAATGAGGGCGATTTGTATTAACTGACATTATTACACCCCCTTTTTCACCACACTCTGGACATTCTTTCTTTCTATTTCTGTCTGACATGGAACACATCTCTTCAAAAACATGACCATGCTTACATTGATAGTCGTAAAAAGGCATAGTTATTTCTTCTTCTTCTTCTTATTTCTTTTAGGTGGTCTACCCCTAGTTTTTCCGTATGTTCCGGGTCCGTAAGGCATATCTACTCCTATTTTATATTGATTGTTCTTGGTTTCTTTTCTTCCGGTAAGTTTAGTTTCATATCTATTATAAGAACACCATCTTTAAATTGTGCGTCCTTTACTTCAAGATGCTCTATCAAAGTCCATTGTCTTTTAAAAGCTCGTTGAGCTATTCCTCTATGAACAAAACTCTCTTCCTTTTTATTGGAAGGTTTTACGGAAACAGTTAAAATATTTTCCTTTACTTCAACTTCTATATCATCCTTTGAAAAACCTGCTAATGCCATTTCTAACTGGTACTTATCTTTATCAATTTTCCTGATATTATAAGGCGGATAATTTGGTATCTCAAACTGAGATAATGACGACAAGCGGTCAAAGATATTATCAAAGCCAACTGTCGAATTTCTAAATGGGTCAAAATTAACAAGACCCAGTTGCTTGGTTAAACTATTCATTATTTGCTCCTTTAATTAAGCGAGTTATAAAATGAGATGCTCATTGAGCCATCTCGATTGTAAAACCCCTCCGGTTAAAGAGGGGCTAAGTTTGAACTATTAAGTTCCCGGTACTACAAACGCAACAGCAGCATCATTACGAAGTTCTGCAACTCCATAAATTGTATCTGAAGTGAACAAGTCACCTAAATACTCTTGCTTATATTGTGTTTGTGAACGGACACCAACCTGCTCTGCTAAAACTAAAGCATCTTTGTGCATAAGCACTCCGACTCTATCAGTTGCAGTATTAGCTGTTGTAGTAGTAGGACAGTTAGAACTGATAAAAACATCAGCACCATAAATCATACCAATCTTACCAGTTTTGATAGCATCGCCAGAACCAATATACTGTTGTTCAGTAAATCTGTTGATACCTAACATATCATTAGCAGCGATAGGTGGAATGATAAATGAACGATTGTCCATTGGTACATCCGCATTATCTAATTTCAGAATTAACGCTCTGATTCCTGCATCAAGTATGTCAGCAGCATTAGATGAGTTACCTGTGTAGAGCGTAGTACCGGTTGAACCGATATACGCTGTTTCCCAAGCAGCTGCATTAGAGCCACCAACTGTTCCGCCCTGTAAAGCCTCCCACAAAGTAACTAAGTCAGTATCGACTTGTTTTGCGAGAGCATAACCAGCATCGTCAGTATAGAACTTCCTCATGCTTGCTAAACTTTGTACCTCTGCGATATCCTCAATTAACTTGGAATATTCGTAGTGTTTGTTAATAGATACATTTATGACACTATTTGTAGCTGCCGATAATACCACTTGTGTGTTTGCTGCTTTAGCACTAGCTGAACCTCTTGCGGGTACTGGGATATGTATAGTATCGCCTTTTTTACCCTTATGATTCAGTTTAGTGACTAGATTAGCAACCACTAAGTTCGACTTATATGCACCAATAACTTCATCACTCCATAATTCTGGAATGAAGTTACCGGCTATAGTAGTCGTGACTTGGTTTGTTCCTAAAGCCATTTGACTTTCTCCTTATATTTTATTTAACCCTCCCATCTTGATACGCTGAGAATATTTCATCTGATAGCGAATCATATCTGTTCGGGTCAGTTTGTTTTAAACGAATTAAATCAGCCCTACGGTAGATTTTTTTACCCGCCATGGATTCACTGGAAGTTCTTGATACTCCTTTACCTGTTTTTAAAGCAGCTTTTCTTGTAGTTTCCTTTTTCGCCTCAACTTCCTCTGTCTTGGAAATCATTTTTCTTTCCTTCCAAATCGTTAGAAGTTCATCAGCGGAATCGAAATCATAAGCGTCTGCTTCCTTAAACAAGCGTTGACGTACCTTGCTTCCTTCAATCCACTCCTGAAAGTCGGGACTTGTAACAACGTCCTTAAAATCAGGATGCGTTTTTTCGAGTTGTTGTGCAGTCATTGAAGCTTGTTGTTGCTGTGTCTGCTGTGTAAACTCTCTGAATTTTGGATGTCTTTCGATAATTTTCCTTACAGCTTCTTCGGGATTATCGTAGAAATCTAAATCTTCAGTGTCGGTAGTTGTTTCTTTGTTATGAGTTATCTGGGTTTGAAGAAATGAATCAGTCAACTTTCTAAGTTCACCAATCTCTTGGCCCTTACGACCTAGTTCTTTCTCTAGGTTTTCGTAAGCTTCAGCTACTTCCTTTGCAGACTTACCTTGAAATTTTTGTGGAAGTTCCTGTTCCGGTTCCTCTACAGTTTCCTCTGGTTCATCTTGAATCGCTAAAGTTTCTAATGTATCTTCATCTGTTTCCTGTGTTTCTTCAACCTCAGGTTCTACAATTTTACTTACCATAGTCTTACCTCCGTCTATATAAGATTGTGGGGGTTAAAAAAGTTAGAGCTGGACTACTCCAGTTGTTCTAACGCTAGTTTGGTGCTTTCCTCTAAATTAATAATCATGTTTAGAATAAACACCTGTCCTCTACGTTCATGTAGAGTACTTAAATCTTCAATATTATAGATTTTTTCTAACGATTCAGCTAGTTCCGTGTACTCATCTACGAGTGAACGCCAACCATCACGTTGAAACAAATCTAATCTTTGTTCTAATAGTTCTGTATCTGTCACTGATTCATAGCTTTAGCTAGATTAAGGACAATTTCTGAGTTTAGATGTTCCACCTCAGGAATATTACGTGCAGTTTCCGATTGTATTCCTTTTATCTTAACCATCTTCTCAGCTAATTCTAATTGTTTCTTAGCAAGAGCTTCATTGGATGTCTTATCACCTGAATCCACTTGCAACTTCTGTGCTTCCGCATATAACTTATTAATCTCTGCTTTAAGTTCCTCTAGTTCAAGCATTGATTTCTGCATTTCTATTTGTTTTTGTTGTTCCTCTGCTGGGTTAGGCTGGAACATTTGCTCTACTGCAGCTATTAATTTATCTCTGTTGTTCAGAGAAGAGTTCTCAAAAATACTTACAAGGATAACACCAAAAGCTGGTGAGTCCTGAGGTACCATTGAAAGCAGTTGAACCATTTGAGTTGTTTCCAATTCTTTAGCCATTATACCTAAACTACTATAAGGAACAAACTTATAATCTTTTACTGGATAACGCTTAACATCAAACTGTATTCTTCTCCATACAACTTTATTAATCATGGGAATCAGGAATGAATCTTGAAAATTCATTAGTGTTCTCTTCTGGCGTTTGATAGATGCCGCTTGGAGCATTGACATTCCACTGGCAGTAGAATTACGTGGATTAGCAAAATTACTATTCGCTGTATCCATAGCACCAGTACCCATTTGAACCATTCGTTCTAGCTCTGCAGATTCGGTAAACGTGGAATTGGACAGGCTACCGAAATTTAGAGGCATTAGAACAGACTTAGGGTCCCCATTAGTGAGGATAGTTTTACCCGGCCTTATATCGAACTTAGTTCCACGTGGTAGACGAGTAGCATCGAGGCCCATCATCGGGTGTGTCGTAAGTGCTAAAGCATCAATACGTGCTCTCAGTTCGGCATCTAGAGCTTTTTGGGGATTGTATCCTTTCTCTGCGATACCTCTTCCCCAGAAATGATTTGAAACTCTGTCGTGCTGATAGGATATAAATGGTCTATCATGCATCATGTATGGATTTTCCGCTGCTTTTAATACTGCTGAATCATTAGCAATAGTAACAACCGCTTCAACTAATTCATCATCATCATAATCAAATTCATTTATGTCCTTTGATGTAGTTGAAAGAAACTTTTTAGGGACTAGACCCCAATATTCTATAATTTTTACCTTGTCATCCGCATTGGCCATGT